ATACCTTGGGATAGAATTGAACGAGTTGGGACCTGGAAAATGTTGGATACTGACTTATTTACAGTGTCCTGGCTGTTAGGTCGATTTTGTAATTATAGATGTTCGTATTGTTGGCCATATGCTAGAAGCAATACGAAAGATCATAGGCCCACTAAGTTGTGTCTTGAAACAATCGATGAAATTAAATTACAGGCGAGACAGAGAGGGTTTAATAGTTTTCATTTTAGCTTATCTGGGGGTGAACCCACTTTTCATCCAGGATATTTAGACATACTTAAGCATCTTTCTGATGATGTACATAATACTAATTATTCTTCTATACATATGACATCAAATTGTTCTCGGCCTATGAAATGGTTTGAACGATATGTCGAATCCGCTAAAAAATTTACAAGAGCATCTATTACCGCATCATTTCATCGTGAATATCTTGATCTGGACAAGTTTGAGGGTTTTGCTGATAAACTTGAATTTTGTCAACGTAATGGTGTGCGTGTCACAATTAATTCTGTTATGATACCAGAAACTTTTGATGAAACATATAAAAATCTGCTTTATTTTTATGAACGAGGTATAAACGTAACGCTTAAACCCCAGAGTGATCCTACCGCAACGTTTGTTGTTGATGGATATACAAAAGAACAAATACATATACTACATAATGGAATGCCTCAGATTACAAATATGGAAGTTAAATCAAAAAAACTCAAAAATATTCGTCAAGAATTTGAAATTGTGATGAATGATGATGAGGGAAATGAATGGTATCTTGATCAATCTGAAAGGTTCAATGCGTTTAATTTTAATAATTTCAAAGAATGGATGTGTTCTTCTGGCTATCGTAGTTGTATTATTCGTGAGCCTGATGGGAGCATTAAGCGATCTTATTCTTGCAGAGATGTTCCTTTAGGAAATATTGAAACAGGATTTAAATTATTTAATGATGTAAAACCTTGTATTACGGATGCGTGTGTGAGTTCTGCAGATAGCAAAATTCCAAAAAAGAAATTAAATTGCTCATTGCCTTTATGGAAATGCTCATAAATTGTTTTAGAAAATTATGAACGAAAAAATAATCGATAATATCATACAAGATTATTCTTTACGAGAATTGCAAAACATTTCTTCAATAATATTATCAAATCATAATGCAACAAGTGCCTTCATAAAACAATTCAAAGCAGATCATGATAGCCAGCAATTTTATAAAAATGTTATTAAATGGTATGTAAAAAAATATGAATGTTTTCCATAAATCCTCTTTGTCTGATCCTTTAACTTTTTATTTTGTCCCGAATGACGGGGGGCTTGGAGATAGGTTCGTATATGTTTCTGCATTTCTAAGTGTAATGGATTATTTTGAACGTGATAGTGTCGTTTATATGTGTGAATCACTGGACGTTCATCCAAAGCCAAAGAAACTTTTATGTGAAGATTTTTATCAAATAATTGATTTTTTTCAGTTTAAAAGACCTAAAAATAAAATTACAACTGTGCATTTAAAGAAAAAAATATCATGGCAAGACGCTCATGTAATGATTGAAAATACCTACGAGAATACTTACGATAAAGATTTTAAAAAAATATCTCTTCCGACAGGGTGTAATTACTATAATAATACTTTTAATATGCTGTACAATAAAATATGGACTGATGGATCGTATTGGCCTATTGATTTTGATATTAGAGAAAAAAGAAAAAAAGTTTGTTATCTGGTGTATGATAAAAATCAAGATATAGTAACTAAAAAACAAAGAATGAAGATAGACTTTTTGATTAGAAAGTTTCCAGAAATAACATTTTTTCCTTTAGAGGATTTTAACTATTCTAGAAATGTAGAAATATTACAAATGTCTGATTTTATTTTTGCTACAGAAGGAATGTGGACTCATTTATCTAGAGCAATGAATATTGATACTATAGCACATACCACAAATATAGATATCAATGAAGAGATTAATAATCAGGGGCACTTTAGTTCTCCTAGATTTGATAGCTGTTTAGAAAAAGCGAAAGATTTATGTACAGACTTAATGATATAAGACATATACATTTTGAGCCTACACAAAAATGTCAAGCAATGTGTCCTATGTGTGATAGAACCAATAATCCACACATAAAGAATGCTGAAATTTCTATTGATCAATTTAAACAAATTATCGATGTTAGTTTAGCACAACAATTGACTAGTTTTCTCATGTGTGGCAATCATGGAGACCCCCTGGCGGCAAAAGACTCCCTTGACATATATGAATGGTTGCGATATAATAATAAAGACTTATATCTTCATATGACTACAAATGCTGGAGGACGATCAGATGATTGGTGGAAAAGACTTGCAGGAATTTTTGGACATCACGGTAGAGTGTCTTTTTCGGTAGATGGTTTGGATGATACGAATCATTTATATCGAGTAAATGTTGATTGGGCCCGAGTTGAAAATTCAATGGATGTGTTTACGCAAGCAGGCGGAAAAGGTGTTTGGGTGTTTTTGATATTTGAACACAATGAGCATCAAGTGGAAGAAGCAGAACGTATGGCTAAATTATTCGGTCTTGATTTTATAAAGAAAAAAACTGGTAGATGGGTTCAAAGCTATAAAGATGATAAAATATTCAAAAAAACAACTATTAAAGGAAATGAAATTAAGCCTCCAATCAAAAAAGAACATCAAAATAAAAGTGTAAACGAATATGATAAACTGCTTAACTATCACGGCACTTTTCAAAATTATTTAGACAGTACTGGAATAGAATGTAAATCTTTAAAGTCAAGAGAAATTTATATTTCAGCAGAGGGATTGGTTACCCCCTGTTGTTGGACTGCTGGAAAATTATATAAATTATATGAACAATTAGGACAGAACCAGATATGGTATTATCTAGATGATATTAAAAACATTAATGCTTTATATAAACCATTAAATGAAATAATAGAAGGAAGTTTTTTCAGAAAAATAGAACAGTCTTGGAATATGAGTTCTTGTTCACAGGGAAAATCAATAGTGTGTGCAGAAAAATGCGGTACAGGGTTTGATACATTTGGAGATCAGTGGAAATGACAATTCATATTTTTGGAGATAGTTTTGCTTGTATTTGTGAAAATGTTACAGACAAATGTTGTTGGCCTCATCGATTGTCAGTATTGAAAAAGGAAAACGTGCGGGGTTTTGGGAAGGCCGGATCGGGTCCCAATGATGCCTTAACAAAACTTGTTTTTCAATTAGAAGAAGAACTTATTAAACCGCATGATACAGTATTTGTGGCTTTGTCAGATCAAAAAAGACTAAACTTTTCGTTTTTGAAAAATAAAAATGATTCGGCTTATGGTATTTTTCAAATAGCAGAAGATGATTATGCGGGAGATGCTCATTTCATGAAAAAAGTTGCGGGGAACACGTCTCAGAACTTCGAAAGTATTTTAAAACTTGGTAATGAAATTAAAATTATTGCACAATCTTTAGGACCAATGTTTTTGTATGAAAATGTAAAAAATATTTCTTTTTTGCGATTAATAGCTAACAACTTTAAAAATATTAGATTTATAGTTTTCACTTGTTTTAGTTTAGATCATTATATAAGTTATTATAAAAATTTTAATATAACCTCTACCAAATTATTGAATTCGTTAATATTTGATTCTTTGGATTCGAGTAATTTTGATTATGTGAAAATTCCCATTGGGCATATAGTTGGTCAAGCGTCCAACAGTGATATTTTTTTATTAAATCACATGACATCAGAACAAAACATGAAGTTTGCCCAATTAGTTTATGATGTTATAATGTATAATAAAATTGATAAATCTTGGTTTGTCAAAGACGTGCCATATGATGATCCTGATGAGTCGTTCAAAAAAATGGAGCCATTGTTTATCTATGAATAAGATTAAAATTAATTGTCTCAAGTGGGGTACAAAATATAATTTTGATTATGTTAATAGAACGTATGGTGGATTGTTGAAATATTGTCGAGTTCCATTTCATTTTGTGTGCTATACTGATGATTCTAGAGGAATATCTTCTAGAATCGAAACAAAGGATATACAAGAACTTAGGCCATATGATACAAAGAGAGTTTTTACATATGAAAAATTATTTCTTATTGATAATGACGAATATGATAAAAATATTTGGATAGATTTAGATGTATTGGTTCATGAAGATATAACCGAATTGATAACAAGAAAACATCATAATATTACATTTATATGGAACTATTGGAATGATTATGAAAAAATTAGTTTATTCAATTATGGTCGCGGAGTGTCTTGTCATACAAACTCATCATTTGTTGCATGGGATAAAGGGACAGCTTCTTGGCTTTTAACTTATACTAAAAATAATTGGGAAAAGATAAAATGGACATATAAAAGTTTAGACAAATATTTGTTTTATCAGCATCATAGAAATAATAAATTGAATTTGTGGGAAAAAGACCTATTTTCAAACTATAATAAAGAACAATATCAATTAAAAAATAAAGTGACATTGTTCAATACATCTCATCTTTTCAATAATAAAAATATGAAAGATATCAAACACTATGAATTACATGAATCACCTGTACAGGAATTATGGAAAACTTATTCTATTGGGCTGTAAATCACGAAAAAATATCTGTATTATGTTGTCCCAATTTTAAGTTTATCAAGACTTTGAGGGGATTGGATATGGAAATTGATAATATAAATTATGATATTAATTTTAGATATATGTCAAATGTTAGGTGTAATGATTTTGTGTTTGATGATGTTAAATTGCATACTTGTGTATTACATTATAATTGTGAAAAAACATATCCTGTGGGTCGAATGCATAAAGGAATTTTCATTTTAAAAGGTGATGATAAAGAACATAATGGTGATTGTAATCCTATTTGTTCGATTAATAAACTGGTCGATGATAATGAATTAACAGAAGTTTTTGATTCATTCGAAATACAATGTAAAAATAAAAAATATAAACAATATTGTGTATATGGAACAAATTTATAATTGGCGAAAAAATAAAAACGATATAAGTCTTCATAATATTGAAATAGGATCTTATAATGATCAAATTGGTTTGATTAAAGACACTATTGGAGAACACAATACAGAAATCGGAAAACACAATACAGAAATTGGTTCGATTAGAGATACTATTGGAGAACACAATACAGAAATTGGTTCGATTAGAGATACTATTGGAGAACATAAAGAAAAAATTTCTATGTGTGAAAATGATAATCGAGAAACTCCATATTATTGGGTTAATCAGTGGGTTAATAATAATCTGCCGTCGTATTCTAATAATTTTGATGATTCCGTATCTCAAGGTCAATATGAATCTAAATTGTGGCTTTCTCAAGAACTAAAAAAAATACAATATTCGGGGGATCTTCATATTGATATAATCGGTTCGTGGTTTGGATATCCATTAATTGAAATGTTGTCGAAAAATTTCAACATATCTCAAATTGATTTATATGATTTGGATGAAAATTGTCATAAAATATTTGCACAGTATAAAAATCACTTTGATGAAAAATTTAAAATTGCACAATTTGGAGATTTTTTTGAACGTACAGAATTGAGAAGACGGCAATTAATAATAAACACTTCTTCAGAACATATGGCTGATATTGCTTTAATGAAAGACTGCTATAAAGATTATCCAATAAAACCTACTATAGCAATACAATCAAATAATTATTTTGAGTTAGATGATCATATAAATTGTGTAAAAGATGTTAATGAGTTGGTTGAAAAAAATCAAATTAAAGATGTTTTATATAAAGGAAAACGCTCCTTACCGTTATATGACAGATTTATGGTGATAGGGAAATGGTAACCGTTGTTCTCGTATGTACGGGAAATAAATATGATGAGTGGTATGTTGATAATATTCTTCATATGATTCGTGAACATGGAAAATTGAAATATGAAAACGTTTATATAATAAGAGATGGAGAAGGTGCTGTTTTTGATAAATTGCAAATGTTTAAAGAATGTGTTAATGATGTAAATTATTTATATTTCGATTTAGATATAATTATTAAGGGTCCCATATCTCATTTAATTAAAGACGATTTTACTCTTCTTACTGCCTGGTGGAGAGATTCGCTTCATACCCCTTTAAACTCTTCAATAATGTCGTGGAAGGGAAATCATGTTCATATTTATGATAAATTTTATGAAGATGAAGATTATAGCAGAGTAAAATATTGGAAAGGCATCGATGAATATATTTACAGAGAAATAGATTATAAAATTTATGATAAAGTGTGTTGGTCTTATCCTTGGAATAGAGACGAATTGGAACATTCAATTTGTTTATTTAATCATGATTTTGCGCCTGCAATGAAAACAGAAGAATGGACAAAAAAATACAGATTATTAGAAACTTATTGACAAAAGAAGAATGTTTTGATCTTATCGTATCTTGTAGAAAAAAGGTTCGTTTTGCTAGAGTTGTAAATAGTGAATTTTCTGATGAAAGAAGATCTAAGGTTTTTATTTGGTTAAATGATTTTGAATTGGAAAAAAAATTTAATAGTTCTAATATGGTATTTCAGTTTTCAGAATATTCTAAGTTAAATTATTATCATTGGCATAACGATTTTGATACTGCTCGGTCAACTTGTAAAAGAATAGAAACATGTGTTATACCTTTAAATGCTGAATATCGAGGAGGATCTTTTGAAATTAAAGACAGTGATTCCATAGAATTGAGTGTGGGAGATTGTCTTAGGTTTGATTCGAAATTAGAACATAGAGTAAAGCCTGTTTTAAAAGGAATAAAATATTCTTTAGTTGGGTGGATAATGCAACAAAATAACATTTAAAACATATGATAGACAAAACAAATGAAATAATTTTGATACATGCTTATTTGTCTGATGAAGAAAGAAAGTCTGTATGTCATAAATTTATAAAACAGTTTAAATCTTTTGGGTATGATGTTTTGATTACGAGTCATTTGCCTCTTGACAAAGACACTCAGGAATTAGTAGATTATGCAATTTATGATAAAGATAATATGTTGGTCGATGATCCTGAATTGAAAGGATATTTAATTCATTATGCTTATGAACTTGATGATGAAGGTAACGTGTCTCCTATTTTTAATATTGCAAGTAGAGAATTTTTTAAAAATAATACAATATTTGCAGTTTTACGATTATTACTCGCAGGGGTTACATATGCGAAATTGCTTAATAAAAAAGTAATCCATTTATTTGATTATGATGGATTTTTGCCATTTGATGACGAATTAATAGAAAATTATGATATTATAGAAACTCAAGGAAAACAAGCAGTATTTTATAAACGTGAAACAGAAGATTTAAATGCGCCTGATGGTGAACACTATGTTGGGGATAAAATTAGACATTGGCAGATTATGACATTAATTATGTCGTGTAATGTAAATTTTTTATATCGTAGATTGAGTATGTATTCTGATCAGCATCTTAAACAGATGATGATTAATCATGGTCTTCATATAGGTGAAGAGTTATTGGGTTATGTGTTGGGTATATCTTACCTGAATAAGCAGGAAGATTCCTTTGAAGAAAATGTTGAGATAAAAGATCTTGAAACATCTGTTCAAAGAACGGGTTTCGAAAAACAAAAAATTTATACTGATGCCGAATATCCCTGGATCTGTCTTGCTTGGTATGAACCAAATCGGGGATATAGGTTTTTTGCTATGCCCCCAAAAGGAGAAATAAATTGTTCTATTTTTAGAAATAATGTTCATTATTCTTCTTTTACTTGTGCTGATTGGGGTTACAGAACAGATTTTTTTTCTGAAGATGATCTTGAAAATATAACAATTTATGTGAATGATAAATTCTTTAGAGAATATGATTTCACTAAACCAGAAACAAAAGAACGTATTTTACTTTGTAATATTTGGAACGATGCTCCCTCTCAATAATATTAGTGTTATAATTCATACGTGTGATGAATACAGTCATTTTTGGGATGGTTGGTATACTATGTTTGATCATTTTGGATTTTTGGATTTAGATTGGCCTATATATTTTTGTAATGAAGAAATAGAATTGCCCTTTAATGATCCTAGAATCCTTCAGATTAAAACGGGTAAAAGTAAAAAATATATGGGAATCGAAGAACGAGATTGGTTGCCTACTTATGGGGGACCAAAACAGATTGATGAAGGATGGAGTGATAGACTTATAACTGCTTTAAACTCGGTTCAAACAAAATATGTTTTATACATGCAAGAAGACCAGTGGCCATTTAAGCAAATTGATGCAATATTATTTAATAAATTATTAAATTTTGTACGATTCAATGATGTGAATGGTTTGAGATTACACCGACTTACTTCTCCTTATGTTTTAGATGAATACGAAGAAACAGACCATTATATACAAAATAAAAAAATTTTAAAGGCTAAAAAAGATGGGGGGTTTTTGTTATGTCATCAACCGACTATTTGGAATAGGGAATTTTTATTGAACGTAAACATTCCCGGTGAAGGATTTAGAGATAATGAATATGCTGGAACTGAAAGAGTTAAAAAACAATATAAAGATCCAAAAATTTTTTTATATCACCATCATTGGTTTTTAGAAAAATCTGCTTCATCTGCTGGTTTGTGGATTCCCGAAATTGAATGGGAATATAGAGAAGTTGCAAGAGAACGTGTTGTTTATAATTATTTTAATATGATTAAAAAATCTGAATGAATAAAACAAAAGTATTTGCAGTTAGAGTACGTGACAAATATGATCAAAGAGTTGAAGATTATATTAATTCAAAAATATCGAATGTTACATGGATTAGAGATGAATTGCCTGGAGTAGATTTACAATGGAATAAATTACGAGTCATGAATATGGATATTGATGAGCCGGTTCTTGTAATTGATATTGATACTTTTTATATTAATGATTACACTAAAGCTATCGATTATCCTATAGAAAGAGGGGAATTTTTAACAGCCAAATCTTGGTGGAAAGATACTTGGAATGAAAATTATTCATTATGCGGAGGATTTCAAAAGTATTATCCGAAAGATTGTAAATACATTTATGATGAATTTATGGGCAATATTAATTATTGGTCGCAATATTATATTACCCTTAAAATAACAACAGGGCCAGTTAATGGAGAACAATTTTTCATAGAAGATCAAGTAAAGAAAAAATTAAAATTGAAATATCTTCCATCAACATGGGTGACTAGAATGTGTAATAAAAAAAATTTAAAAGAACTTGCTTCAATAAACGCAATGTATCCAGGAGAATATGTTTATTTGGACGGGTTTCATGATGATATTAAAATAGTACATTTTAAAAATGAAGAAATTGATTATTCTTTTTTATCTAATAATATCACTTCATTATAAGCTGAAAATAGTTCAATTAAATTAGTTGCTTTTCTAAGTTTGCTTCTAGCTTTTTTGTTTTCGCTATTTTGAATTTCTTCTTTTTCGAAAAGCTGTAATTTATATTTAAATAGTGTTTCTGAAGAAATATCAGCAAGTAGTATATCTATATTTTCGGGAATTTTTTCTTCTGATTTTTCTGACGTGGACATTTCAATATCATTGACTATTAAATAGTACCAGTGCATTGCTTCAATAATTGATGATGCTTTTCTAATATTAGAACGATATTCTTTTTTATCGCTTTCTTGAACTGGTTGTGTTTCAAATATTTCAAGTTTTGTTTGAAACAATTCTTCTGTTGAAGCAGTTCTTATTGATTCCCATGAAATGGGTTTTGTGTTATCAATAGTTTCTATGTTAAGATTACCGGCTAGTTTATATTCTAAAAATTCATCAAAATCTTTTTCTCTTTTAGCCATGGCGTCATGAAAATTTGCTGATTGTAGTTGTATTCCCTCTAAAGTTTTGTTTCTGTGATTTTCGGGTAATGCTTTTAGTAGTGTCTTGAAACAATATGTGTCTAGATGAGTTTCGATTTGTTTTACTTCAATGTCTGGATGAGGTATTTCTACATCTTCGCCATCGGGAATTTCTCTAAATCGTACTAATACAGGATTATCTTCTGCTGTATAATCTGGATATTTATGGAAAATTGTATTGACTTTGCATCGACTCCAATATGTTAACCATGTTTCGTAATCAGAGGCATGAAATGCTTCGTTAAGAGTAATCATTATGTTTCCTTTTATGGTGTTGGTGTTCTTTCGCCGTTTGTAGTAAAATAATAGGGTCCGCTGGAATCAATTATGGCTCCTGAAGGTGTCCATGTTCTGGTATAAATCGAGGGTGTCCCTGATGGTCCAGTTAATGTATCAGTCGTGCTTTGATATTTTTTATCGTAAAAAGTTCCTTTATTTGTTCCAACAATTGAAGTTGCAACATTATATACGAGATGTCTTCTTGCAATTATGTTTAAATAAACATCATTTATTAATTTAGCTGTAGCATCATAAGAAGTGCTAGATTCTAATTGTATTTCGTTATTAGTGCCGTCCCATCTAGTATAATTATCTGGAGTTGATGGTTCAGTAGTATTTGCTGTTTTTAACCATAGTTTATATGCACCATAAGGACTACTAGCGTATATTGTATCAGTAAAAAATGCTCCTTTATCAGACCAGGTTCCGCCTCCTGGATTAGATACTGCAACTCTATAAGATCCAACTTCATCACCTGTTTGCATTTGTTGAAGGCAGTGAGTAGCAAGCGTATCTCGAAGATCTGTTTCTGTGGTTGGGCCTATTTTTAAATCCGGAGAGGTCCAATATAATAATCCAGAATTGTTTATGGTTGCTGAACTGGGGGCCGCTGTAGAATGGTTCATATTTTGATAAAATGTTACGGATGAAGATGTGAAAGTTGTTTGATCCATGGTTCATATTTTGATAAAATGTTACGGATGAAGATGTGAAAGTTGTTTGATCCGGTTGGCCAATTATCGTGTCTGGTTCTGCGCCTTGATAATTGCCTGTGTCATCTGGTTCGGTCATGCTTCCGGATATTCTATATCCATTAGTAGCTGTTCCTATGGAAACAAAAGGAGATGATCCTGAAGTTTTTACTTCGCCTGGATACCCTGTACCTGCATCTAGAAGAGCCGCATATCTTTTTCTTAGAAAATAACTAAGAATTTCTAGTTCGGTATCAGAATATTGTCGTAGGTCTTTGTTTACTGCATCCCAATATAAGTGTCTGTATTGTGTCATAATTAATCCATTGACAAAAAGTTCAAAATAGTGTAAACTATATAATAGTTGTTATTTATATTTATATTTAGTTAATAATTAAAATCGTTTATGAAAATTTTATATATTACTCCTCATTTATCTACGGGCGGAGCCCCCCAATATCTTCTTAAAAAAATCGAATTATTATACAATGATAATGATATTTATGTAATAGAGTATAATGATTATGGGTCTTATAGAGTTCAAAAAGATAAAATATTAAACATTCTAAATGATCAGTTAATAACTTTGTCCGATGATAAATCTGATATTTTAACATATTTAGATAAAATAAAACCCGACATTATTCATTTTGAAGAAATGCCTGAATTTTTCGTGGATGATAAAATAGCTGAAAAAATTTATAAGAAAAATAGAAATTATTTGATTTTTGAAACATCTCATGATTCTTCCTTCGATCCTTCGTCAAAGAAATTTTTTCCAGATAAATTTTTATTTTGTAGTGATAATCAACTAATAAAATTTAGATCAATAGATGTTCCTGCATGTGTTATAGAGTATCCCGTCGATAAAAAAACATCAGAAAAAGAAAGAGATGTTGCATTGAGAGAATTAGGTGTTGATCCTGCATTGAAACATGTATTAAATGTTGGATTATGGACATCAAGAAAAAATCAAGTGGAAATTATTGAATACGCTAAACTTTTGCCTGACGTACAATTTCATTTTGTAGGGAATCTTGCGGAAAACTTTAAAGAATATTGGGAACCTTTAACAAAAAACTTGCCCGATAATTGTATAGTTTGGGGGGAAAGGTCTGATGTAGAAAAATTTTATTCATGTATGGATTTATTTTTATTTACGTCTAAGGGAACTAGTTTTGATAAAGAAACGAATCCATTAGTTGTGAAAGAAGCTTTGTCTTGGAATATACCTGTATTAGCACATAAACTTGACACTTATATTGACAAATATGACGAAAAAGTTACTTGGCTTTCTGATGATTTGAATATTAATTTAATTAAAATGTCTAGACTACTGAACATTAGTGATCGTCTTGTAAGTTGTTCGATTGAAGATACCAAAATAACTTTTCATTTTTTAAGCTTATATGAATGTTTTCATGAGAAATTGTTGTGCTTATATGAAATAGATACTGGGTTATTAGCCTATAGATCACACATTTTAACAAACTCAATGTGGTGTCAGCCGCATTGCGGAAAAGATGTAGTTAACGGGTTTATAGTAAAGATATTTGATGCTCCTAAAGATTATTATTCTAATTTAAGTGATGTGAATTTGTTAGATAATCATCATCTTTTATATGAAAAAACATTTCCACTTAAATCAGAAGTTGATATTAAAATTCTCGGAAAAAATAAACATTTTCATGGAATAGCGGACGATCCTTCTTCCTGGTATACTTTTTATGAAACTTTGATATTACAGTATTATAAAAAATTAAATTTGACAGAAGGGGATACTGTAATTGATATTGGTGGTCATTATGGTTTTTTTGATATGTATGCTTTAAATCAAGGAGTTTCGCATATTCACACAATTGAACCCACTAAAACAACATTTGATATTTTATGTAAAAATTTGGGAGAATATAGAAATATTGAAAAACACAATTTAGCAATTTCTTTTGATAATAACAGTAGAGAATTTATTACTATTGGATCCAGTTCATGTAATTCTTTTTATGATAATTTTAATAATAGCGCAAAGAATACAGAAAATCAGGGAGTAATAAAAAAAGAAATTGTTGATTGTGTTACGTTTGAACAATTTATGAAAAATAATAGTATTGATAGAATAGATGCGTTAAAATTGGATTGTGAAGGGGCAGAATGGGACATATTACCAGTGATTCATGATGATTTTTTTAAATATAAATTGAGAAAACTTTCTATGGAAGCACATCCGTTTGGTGTTGAGGGTGAAATGAAACTTCATGCAACTAATTTTATAACGAGATTAGAAAGTTTGGGATATCAAGTTATTGCTGATTCTCAAGTAACAACTAATGGCGAATTGGGTAATTTGTGGGCAATAAGACGTCCAAAAATAAAAATAGTTCATATGCTTGTTGATGTGGATTCAGAAAGAGAAAAAAAATCAATAACACATCTTAAAAAATTATCTGAATATTCAGATTGGTCATATGTGCAAATGGTGAATCCTTTATATGAAAATTTTCCCCCGAAAAAAACATGTGCTAGACCAAATGATGTGCAAATGAAATCGGGCGAATATAAATTAACACCTGCTCATTATGGTAATTTTTCTGCTCACAAATCTGCTATAAATGAACATTTAAATGAAGACTTTGATGCCGTTTTATTTTGTGAATGTGATGCTATTTTTATAAAACCAGTACACGAAGTTCATAGATCAATTATGGACCGGTTAGATGATATGAATCAGCATAATTTATATTATATGTCTTTCGGAAAAAGAATTCCTGATTGGGAACATGAAAATTATGAATTTTTCGGTGTAACAGATAGAATGTCTGAAGCGCATTGTTATTTACTTTCCACAGACGAAACTAGAAGAACTTATTTTAAAAAACAATTGAAAACTGCAAAATGGGATACTTATGATTTATGGTTAAATAATAATATTTTTAATGATAAGAAATGTGGTATAGTTAAATCGCCAATCTCAATTCAATGTTCTGGAGAGTCATATTTAGATAATTCTTTTAAGGATGGGACTACTTTATTACATAATGAAGATATAGAGACAACCCATGAAGAATTTTAAATTATCACTTGTGACTTCCTGTTATAATGCTGAATTTTATTTAGATGAATTAGCGGGTTCGGTTTTTTATCAAAATTATGATCATTGGGAGTGGATTCTTGTTGATGATTTTTCTGTTGATAACACCCGTTCGGTAATGGAAAAATTAAAAAGAACAGATAGTAGAATAAGAATCGTCGAGCCCAAACACAAGAAAGAAATATGGTGGAATCCCCAAATCCCCGCTGTTGGCGACATTGTATGTCATTTAGATGCTGATGATATAATTTTACCGAGAACTTTTGAAAAAATAATTCATTATTTTAACTTGTTTCCAGAAGCTGTATTGCTCCATTTTAATGCAAACAAATATCATGATGTTTTGCCTAAAAATTCAAATAATATTTTTGATAATTTTAAAGACAACGTGTATATGTCAAGAGACAATAACTCTTTTTTAGAAGGATTTGAAAAGTTATGGCCTCAGCGATCAAATATTTTTGGATATTTAAGAATATTTAAAAATCTACCAGCATTACGTTTTCCTGAACACAAAGACAGTGATATTTGTTTATCAAATGATGGTCAATGGTTATTGAATTTAGAGAGATATGGAAAATGGTTGACTATACCCAGAACAACGTATCTTGCAAGAGAACACGGAGAATCTGAAAATTTTAGAAATTGGAATCCTCGTGGCGAAGCACAATTAGTTATAAACGAAAAGGAAGAAAGAAAGAATTTCATTTTAGAATATCCTAGAAATATTAAGTATTTTGATGATATCTATGATTTAGCAGAATCTACTTATTTAAGTAAATTAAATTATGAAACAGAAAGAAAACATGTAAGTTTTTTGAATTTTGATTATAATCAAGAACAAACATCAAAAGTAAGACATCTGTTTTTCGATCATGACATAGTTTTTGATAAGTACCTGAAAAACATTTCTTATTTTTTTGTTAAAATAAATTTAAATGATACTCCAATAACAATATCAAATATTATATCTAAATTACCTGTATCGAATCATGAATTAAGTTTTTTTTCAGATAATACGCATTTACATGAAAACAATCGTATACCGTCTAACAATATTGAAAACATAAAAGACGTTATTACGGCAGATAATAGAAATGTTTTTTGGTATTCTCAAGACAATCGAATCCATCTTATTTCTAATAGTCATCGAATAATAGAAATTCCTGAAATTATTTTGTCTACACAAAATATACAGGTGCGTGATACATTAGAAAAAGAAAAAGAAAAAGTCCATGAAGATCATTTAAAAATAATGCAAATACATGTTGGATGTGGTCTTGACATTCCCCCCAAAGGATATGGGGGATTAGAAGAAGTGATTTATCAATATATGAGAATTGCTCGAAGTAGAGGGCATGAAGTAAGTTTAAAATGGTTAGATGATGTAACACAAAATGATTTAGAAAAATATGATGTGTTTCATAATCATACTGGTGGGTTTTACGATTTGCTGAAAGATAGATGCATACCTTATATTTTTACGATGCATGATGCTTTTGTTAAGATACATGGAAAAAACTCTCATTATTATATGACAAATAATGAAACTATAAAAAATTCTTTGTTCAGTTTAATACCAACTGAAGATATGATAGATTATTTTTTATATCCAGAAAAATTAAGAAGACTTCATCATGGGGTAGATACAAATTTTTTCTTTCCTAATGAAAACAGAAAAAATATACGATTAATTTGCGTGGGCGGGGGCGATGATAGAAAGGGTTTTCATTTAGCAATTCAAGCGGCAAAAAAATTAGGACTTCCTATAACAATTGTTGGTCCAGATTCAATACATTTAGATTATAATAAGAAATTTTATGATATTGTAGAAGAATGTAAAGGACATATTGATATAACTCTTGTTGGTAATGTAGAAAAAAACGAATTACGGGATTTATTAAATGAACATCATGTATTGATTCATCCGGCCTCTTTAGAAACGGGTCAACCCTGTTTGGCCGTGCTTGAAGCAATGGCTTGTGGTTTACCTGTGGTGGGAACACTACAAGATGACATATACGTAAAGGGTTTAACGATATGTACAAGAAATGTTGATATCATTGCTGAAAAAGTTAAAACTGTTTTAGATAATTATGATGAACATTCAAAACTTGCAAGAGAATTTGCTAGAGAACGAGATTGGGAAAAGATTTTTGATGAATTGGAAAAATATTATTATGAAGCAAAAGAGTTGAAATATTCTAAACCCTTTGATATGAAAGAACGATTAATGTTCGCATATCAGAATACGCCTATATCAGGGAAAAATATTTTTGAATTAAATATGCAAAAAAATCCCTATTTGTCTGTTAAGGGGTCTATTCCTGCGGAGTATAAAATTAATTTTATTGATAATGATACTCATGCAATTCATTATTCGAATGATATTTCTACTGGGGGATGGGTTGCTTGTGGTCTTGATTATTATGTAAATTGGCGAGTTGAAGCTATAAATATCGAAACAGGAAATATAGACTTTGAGTATGAACAAGATTTTACAAATAAGAATGTTTTTGTGTGGTTTGATACAGTAGCATTGGGAGATACTTTAGCGTGGATGCCGGTCGTTGAAGAATTTCGTAAAAAGCATAAATGTAAAATGTATTGTAGTACATTTTGGAATGATTATTTGGTAGAATCATATCCTGAAACTTCTTTTATAGTTCCTGAATCTGGGTTTAATGATTTTGTATCTTCTTATAGAATAGGGTTTTTTGAACTCAGTCCACAGTCTCCCGTGGACATGAAAGACGTTTCTTTGCAAAATTTGTGTGCAGGTATACTTGGGATTAAAGATTTTAAAGAAACCAGGTGCAAAATAAAAGTTAAAGAAACAGAAACAGAATTGGAAAAACCTTATGTATGTATTGGTACTCAATCAACTGCTCAGGCGAAATATTGGAATTATTTGGGTGGATGGGATAAAGTGGTTGACTTTTTATCCGAAAAGGGTTATAATGTAGTATGTATAGATAAACATCCTTCTTTTGGTCAAGGAGAATATTTTAATGTAGTACCTAAAAATGCAATAGGTAGACATGATCGATCTTTAGATCAAACAATAGCAACTTTAGATGGTGCTGAATTTTTTATTGGATTAGGGTCTGGATTATCGTGGTTAGCATGGGCTTTAAATAAACATGTAATATTAATATCGGGATTTAGTAATCCTAAATCAGAATTTTATTCAAAATGTGTTAGACTCCATAATAATGATGTCTGCAATAGTTGCTATAATCGACATAAATTTGATCCTAGTGATTGGTCATGGTGTCCGGATCATAAAAATACTGATAGAATGTTTGAATGCTCTAAAAACATTTCACCAGAAGAAGTTTATGGAGCGATTGAACAAACAATACATACGATAGAGAACAATGATTAAAACACTAAAAGTTTTAGATTTTACGATTATTATAGAAAATATTGTTAGTAGTAAAAAAATGACGTATTGGGATGCAATATGTCATTATTGTGAAGAAACTCAGATGGAACCTCAGACAATTGGAAAACTTGTTCAGGGGCCGTTGAAAGCTAAATTAAGAGAAGAAGTAACTGCATTGCATTATCTCCCAAAAACTACTACGATATTGGGGCTATGATAAAAATGGATCCGTTTGATTGCTATAAAGAATATGTTTCAATCAAAACTCATTTTCACGCCAAAAAGTATGATTATTTTAAACATAAAAAAAGAAAAATCTCATTTAATGCTTTTAAAAAGCGCAATGATCAAATCTTTTTTGTGAAATTGTCAAAAAGTTATAAAGATGATGAGATATCAAAATTCTTTGTTGCAAACTTTATTGATAATGAAAATTTGTGGATAGGCGATGCGCTTGATTCGCAAGCAGAATTTAAATATAAAGAATGGCAAAAAAGAATACAAAGCATGAGTTATATTTTTAGTAATGATATTGATAAATTGTTGATCAAAGAAAATTTTGAAAATTGGTTCAAAATTAAAAAAGGTCAACATCCTTTATTACTGAAACAAGCACTTGCTAAATATATTTGTATGGAAACTTTTTCTATACTTAATATGATACTTAACTTTGTTCCTGACTGGGATCAAAAGATAAAAGAAACTTTTGTCTGGCCTCAGTTTAGAGATAGAGTTTTGAAATACACTCCATTTTTGGAGGTGGATAAGACGAAGTTTCGTAAGATTTTACGAGACAAAATTTAATATACAACGAATATTCCGATATACGAAAGGTAAATATGGCTACACTATCCGCACTAAAAAAATCCCGTGCATCCTTCATGCAAAATCTTCACAAAGAAATCGAGAAGATCGACACTCCTTCTGAATCAAAGAGTTATGTCGATGATCGATTCTGGAAACCTGAAATCGACAAGTCTGGAAACGGATTTGCTGTTATTCGATTTCTTCCCCCAGTAGATGGAGAGGATGTTCCATGGGCAAGAGTCTTCAATCATGGTTTTCAAGGACCTACAGGACAATGGTACATTGAAAACTCTTTGACAACTCTTGGTAAGAAAGATCCTGTTTCAGAGTATAATTCTCAACTTTGGAATTCTGGAATAGAGGCGAACAAAGATATTGCTCGTAAGCAAAAGCGCCGATTAACTTATATTAGTAACATTTATGTTGTTGCTGATTCAAAGAATCCTCAGAACGAGGGAAAAGTCTTTTTGTATAAATTTGGGAAAAAGATTTTTGATAAGATTAATGATGTGATGAATCCAGAATTTGAAGATGAATCTCCTGTAAATCCCTTTGATCTCTGGGAAGGGGCGAATTTTAAATTAAAGATTCGACAAGTTGAAGGTTATCGGAATTACGATAAGAGCGAATTTGATAAAAGCACACAACTCGTAGAAGATGAAACTGAACTTGAAAAAATTTGGCAATCAGAGTATGCTCTTACAGAGTTTACTGCAGATGATCAATTTAAATCTTTTGAAGATTTGAAAGCGAGATTGGATAATGTTCTTATAGTAGAAACTAATCTTCCTGAGGTACGTACTCCTGTATCTAAACCAAAAACTGCGGAAGAACCTTTTACTCCTCCAACGAACAATGAATCATCATCTGAAGAGGAAGAGGATATGTCTTATTTTGCTAAATTAGCAGAAGATAATTAATTATAGTTTTGAGTTTGTTCTTTGATTGACATTATTGAACAAACTCAAAATCACTGTATCCCGGTATCTAATAGGCCCGGAGGGAATCCTGTAAATGAACGGTCTGCCGTTACATTTGTATTC